TTAACGAGGGAACAGCTCCGCCGGTGCTGCAAACTCATACGGCAAGTCATCAGACTTCCAGCGGCAGTTACACATCAGGAAGCGATCACCCTCCAAGTCCTCATCAGACATCGGACGAGCATTGAAGTTGATCAGGATCGGAGTCAAGTCCTCATTCAATGGAACGAGCATCTGATTGTCCGCAAACATAAACCCAGCCCCGAAATCAGTCCGCTTCAACAAGTTATTGTAGAAGGCCAGATTAGAGCCTACTCCCTTGTGTCTGAAAGGCACATCATAGGAGTGGTTATTGTATTCGGTGTCAGTTCTACCGATACCAGGGATCTGGTTCTCAGTAGGCTCCGGGAAGCTCCCGGTAACAGGGTTTATGATCACGATGTCACCCGCAGTGATACCAGTTTCCCAAGTGGTAGCATCATCTGTAAGGGCAGAGACATCAAACCCAGTCTTAAATAGTGCAATGCCGATGATTCGGGCATTCTCTTTCGTGCTGTCTGCCGGTACAAACGCCGGTAGTGCTGCACTGTCATCATACGCTGTAATTGCCATAGCTATATAGTGGTTTAGTTGGTTAAATTTAATTTACAAATGCGGAATAATCGTATCAAGAATGATAGTTCGAACTTCGGGGTCTGTATCTGTATTGTAACTTATGCTATTGAGTTCCATACTGTACTGTTTTAAATCTATGGTTATTGGAGTTGATAAATCAGGTATAATTTCGGCATTTCCGTCTTGGTCGGTGGTTGTAGTAACCGATCCTCCTGTGTTATTCACGGTTACTTGCACATTGCTTAAAGGCACTCCCTTGTAGTCTGTCACTTTGATAAATCGCAAACTGTCTGGAAACTCCTGAATAATAGCACGAAATCCAGTCGGGAAGGTGTAGGGCCTCCTTCCCGAAGATAACTCCTGCGATATTCCTGCAAATGTACCCATTAGAATGCCCGGTTATTGGTTAATCGGATTTTAGCCTGTGCCCATCGTGCATTGATTCCGTTGGGTGTGCCCCCGATAGATTCAGGATTGCCGTTTCCATATCTTACGCCTAGGACGGTGACAATAGTAGGCTTGGTATTCCACTCCTGACGGTAGTAGGCTCCCGGAGTAGTGCCTAAAGCCACATTGTCATTATCCCATTCAGATTCCGTGGATGGCATACCGATAGACTGAGAGGTTCGAAGCTCATATAGCAGCCTGTTTGGGGTTAATCCTGCCTGAGATAGCGGAGAATAAGAAGCAGGGAAATTATCCGGTACGTTGTTATTCCCTGCGCTTCCACCTGCTTCCGATCCGGCAAACGAAAGTAAAGCGTCCAAGAATATGCGTTGAACTTCTGTTATTGATTCAGATATCTTCCAAGTAATCGTGATAAACCCTTCTGTTGCCGGGGATTGAATACGCCAATTTGCAGGATCGGTTGCCGTATCGATATCTGTGGTGGTAATTGTTATATTTGGGTCCGAAGCGTTTACAGGGATTTTTTTTCCAGGCCGAACAGACCCAATAAATCCATAAGTATTTGTTTTTTTTAATAAATCAGAATTAGCTTCAACTACTCTGTTTACTGGATCAATAATCAAAGGATTAATTCCAGCAAAATTCCCATTAAGATAAACATTGGACCAGCCGGGAGCTGAAGCTAAGTCTTGAATACTTGCATTTGCGTCTGGCCTGGGGCTTCCATCAATTAAAAGTTTTAACTCATAACTTTGCCCACTAAAAACGATGACACCATTTAATAAGTTATTTGTTACTTGAGAAATATTAATAGTATCAGGAACCACTAAAGTTGCAGATTTATCTAAATAACAGTCTTTAATCCAGCAAGCAGATGGGGTTACAATTGAAACAGAGCACATAAAAAGTGATGAAAGTATAATTGCGCCTACTGAATCAATTAATATTTCATTATTAATATTTGGGCTTAAAAAAACTAATCTATAACTAGTTCTATTCGCTGAACCTGTATTGGCACATCTAAAAACATCTACTTTGTCTAAAATACAATTGTCAAATCTGTTAACAAAGTTCGGATCATTACCAACAATACTAGCATTTTTAAAATGAATATTTTCTTGAAGAAAATTTGCATCACTAGGCAGGCGTAATTGATCTCCTTGACCATCAATAATTACTTTTCCATCTCCTATCAATCTGTACCGATTTACCCCCCAATTCCCGACATAATATCCTGTTCCTAGTATTACTGTTCCTGTTTGATTAGGAGCATCAGCAGGATGAGCAAAAGGAGTTAAGGCACTTCCATCATTCAATGAATCACCGTTCCACTCACTTACATAGTATGTCCCTGTTTTTTTAAACTCACTCATTACTCAGCTTTTTTAAGTGATTTTTGATTTTTCTTCTGGGCAAATTTAGAAGGATGCTCCTTGGGGTTCACGTACTCGATCACATTTTCAACCTCTCCTAGCTCATGGGTATATTTCATTTTCAGTACACGAATCCGGTCTTCGGATAGCACCTCGTATTCCAGTAGCTCGGGAGTGCCTTCGGCCATGATCTTCTCAATGATTTGCTCGTCTGTTAATTCTTCCATGATTATGCGAGTTCTACGTTATCAATCCATACTAATATTTTCCCGGAAGGGCTACCCTTGTAAATCAATTGGTTGATATCTCCGGTGTTATTGCTCCAAGTATCCATCTGAACCACAAAGTCAGAAGTGAAAGTTGGCTTTCCTCCTGTTCCATTTACCTGAATCAGTTGGACGGTTTTATTTTCAAAGTTGCTTGTAGGAGTTAGGAAAGTCCCTTTTGTAATTCCTATCGCTCCGGTCTGCACGTGATAGGACTTATAGTTCCCATCCATGTTGATCACCGTGGAAAATGGTATAAGCTCTAAGCCTCCGCCTCCTGCTGGTGGATCTATCCATTCCGCATCCCCGTCAGTATTGCTTGCTTTAGCAAGAAACTGACCTGTTGTACCTCCATTTGGCACTCCATCAGCTCCCGGCTCTCCCTGCGGTCCCTGCTCTCCTTGTGGGCCTTGTGGACCTTGAGGCCCTGTTTCACCCTGCGGACCTTGTGGGCCTGTTGCTCCGGTAGGTCCGGCGGGGCCTTGCGGGCCTGCTGGACCGGTTTCACCTTGTGGGCCAGTCTCTCCCTGTGGGCCTTGGGGACCTGTGGCACCAGTTGCGCCGGTAGGACCAGCTGGTCCAGTCTCCCCCTGCTCTCCCACTAAGCTTTCCAGCCATTGGGCTTCGGTACCAACAAATCCATTATCAACCGCAATCTCATACGCTGACTGTCCCACCAACGTCTCCAACCACTCCTCTTCTGTACCCACAAAGCCTTCATTGACGGCTACTTGATAGGCACTTAGGCCATTTCCTGAGCCCAGAGCGGCCAGCAACTGAGCATAGGTACACTTGACATCCTTATTGGTCTGAAAGTCCCTCAGGATGATTAGGTCATTGGGGTGAAAAGCCAGTATTTTGGCTCCTAACTGGGTTATATTCTTATCTCCTGCCATTGGTTTACGTCATTGCGAGTGAAGCGAAGCAATCTCTCCGCTATGGGTTAATTAATAATCTATTACCTGCATTCTGTATCGTCAAGAAGCTGTCCGAACTGTCGATCGTACCACCTTCTCTGTTTCGCTCGGTGAATTCCACCTCTTCGAGTCGCACCTGCATATTGGCCAGGTTATGTGCTGGATAATACTCGGGCTCTGGTACGTCCTCGGTCTGATAGTCCACACCATTGATCGAGAACTGATCATGACTGAGAGCAATACTGATCTGAGTGACTAGGTAGGGAGGTAGTCCAAACATCTTCCATTGCAGCGATTTGGTGATAAACTCATCGAGCTTCACCAGCTTGGCTGAGGTCTCCCGGTTGATCGTCTTCTCTCCTCCAGGGAAAGTATCAAATAGCCTACTCTTGATCCATAGCCGGTGTACCAACTCATTGCCATAGTAGCAGCCATACTCATCATTCTCGTTCGTGTAGTTGACCTCGAGATACTCATCCAGTAGATCCGTAACTCGGAAAGGCTCTGATCGAGCAGATACCGCGTCAAACTCAGCATCGGTGCACTCGATCACCGCATAGTATCGTCCATTCGTATTCAGACTGATCACCGCCTCATACACCTCATAGGGCTCGGCATTGTATTTCCCGGAGACAGTCACCGCCACGGGAGCAGGTTGATTGATGGTAAAGTCTGCGATCAGCACCCGGTTACCCTTTGCAGATCCGCGACCTTCCTGCACACCGCTCACATTAAACTGCCCGCTCACTTGAGTGCCCTGGATATTCACTTTATTACCGGCAAAGGCAAAATCCGGAAAAGGGTAATTTGGGAAGTAAATCTGTATCCCTACTATGCTCGGATCACTCACTGCAAAGCCAGGTACTTCGATCTCTTGATTGAGATTTTCAAGCACCTTGGTAGGCGTAATGGTAGCGACCAAGCTGTCATCAGTCAGATCATAGATCTTCACGGAATTGGTGCCATAGCTGCTGCCAAACTGGATAGTGACATCTTCTCCCTTTTTCACCACCTGCTCAAATCGCTGCATGATAATTCCTGGAAAATACTGATTTGCCAGAAGGGTATTATCCTGAGTCTGATAGGTGTTTACCTGATTCTTGATAAATCGGATCGCTGTGGCCTGCGGTAAATGCAAGAAGGGACCAAAATCAAGATCCGGCAATGGATCAGGATCAGGAAGGGGCTCCACGATCTCACAGTATGAGGCTTGTATATCGATGATCTCTGAGCTGCTGTTGATGCGATAGGCAGAGGTGCCGATCAGAAACCATCCGTTTCCATTGTATGGCAATGGCACAGAGGCCTCAGAGTCGGTATATACCACACTTCCAAGCTCCAGCGCACCCACAAAATACAGATAGGCGCTTCCGTCAAACCCGCAGACATCTACCACATCATCACCCAGGGGACCACTCGGACCGGTATCAAATCGATACAGTACCGTATTGATCACCTGGGTAGCACAGACAGGGCTATTCACAGTGAGCACCACATCCCCAAAAGGGAAGGACTGCCGCTTGATCACCTCATAGCGATCAGGTCCAAAGCACTCATCATACATCTTGTTACCAAAAGCAAACTCCTGCGGGAAGTCCACGAAATCATTGTCCAGGACATTGAAGTTCTTGACGAAATCCGCCTCTACCTGCTTGGTCACATCATTGAAAAAGACCGCGTAGATCTTGGTCCCCGCAGACGTGTTTTCCCATGCAAAATCAAGTAATTCCCTAGCCATTATAGTTTGCTCGTAAAAGAGTGAATTGTGCCTCGTTTTTCTCAGTTCGGCCACGCTCTAGGAGGTAGCCATAGTACTTATTTCCTTCATCATCGATCACTCGGATGATGTCGTATTTCTTTGCTATCAGCTGCCGATCTTCTACCGCTGTCAGCTTCGCGCTAAACTCATACACCTCAGGTAGCCAAAGCGGATCTCTCAGCTCCACACTTCCGATATCTTGACGCTCTACGATCGCAAAATCCTCAGACTCTAATTGGGTGCTGAGGTTGCTTTCTGATTCAGAGCTAGCAAATCGCAAGAGGTCATTCTGTCGGTAGTAGCAGGATGATATATTCGCACCCCAGCGGCGTAGCACACGGCTCGGAATCAGATCCAGATTGTAGAGCGTATCAGCATTCTCCACGCCTTCCACCGTCTCATAGCTTTCATCTCGCAGGCTTTCATAGGTACCTTCACCCACACCCCGCTTCACCTGGATGATATACAGATCCTGATCGTTTTGCTGTCTGGTGTTTTGCTTCGCAAAGTCCCTTCGCTTTTCCTCGATCTTCCAGGAACTTGCTATCAGCTGGGAGCGTAGATCCAGACTCTCCTGCACATAGCGTCCAGGTATGAGATAATTGGACTGGGTGTGTGGATCTTCGATTGATCCGGGCAGGTCGCTTTCATACTTCGTAAAGCCTACCAATACCTCGGAATAAATCTGCTGATCTGCCACACGCTTGCGGAGCTGTGACACGCCCTCGATGGTAAATCCCACCTTGCCGGTGAAGAAATAATCAATCCCCTCGATCACTGCCCGGGGACTGCCATCACTCGCGCTTTCTATGCCAATTCCCAAGTTGTAAAGAGGTGCTAAACCATCAGTAAACAGCTTTCTAAAAGATGTCTTAATCTGTCCTCCCTTCGCTGCCAATCCCTTGCCGGTACCGATCCAACTCATCCCGGCCAGTGAGTCAGTTGCATAGCCGATATCTGTTCTGCCCAGGGCAGTACTGTAAAGCGATACATCAGCTCCCAGCATATTCTTGAGAGCCTTTTCGCAGAGTTCAAATGCCAAAGCCCCTTGCGGGAAAAGATCACCGATCGTCGTGTCAGCGGTGATGATAAACTTATCAGCATCCTTACCGGTAGGCCTTCCACTGGCACCACCTACCAAAATCCGAGCCTCATGAGCTCGCCCAGACAGGGCATAGAAGTAAAGCTGATCACCTTTCTTCAGTGACAAATTAGCATCTTCGGTCACCGTGAAAATATTGTAAGTCGTAGGGCCTTCAGTAATGGATTCAAAGACGGTCGAAACCGCTACCGGCGTACCGTTTCGGTTCACCTTGTAGTAGAATTGCAGCTCATCACCCACAGCACTATCGACACGGATTAGAAAATCCACATCAAAAGTATATTCACCCTCTTCTTCCACCTTCAGAATCGGAAAGACCTCTGTTGTATCGATCGTAGCCCGCTCCTTGATCACTCCTGGTAGCTCATCTATCAGAAACTCATCAAACCCGATCTGAAGGAATTCCCCAGCCCCGAGATCATAGGTGCGGCTCTCTGTCCAGATAGCGGACAGTGTCCTCCTGATCAGACGGCTGTGCGTTTTCACAATCACATCGGGGATCTCCACCGGGATAAAGTTGTAGTCAAATGACCAGGTCGTATCGATCAGCACATCCTTTCCCTCTCGGTCCTTGAGTAGTCGCTCGATGCCGCTTGGCGTAGCCTGTACGGACAGCTTGATATCTTCAATCTCGCAGGTCTTCATGATCAGCTCACCGCTGAAGTAGGACACATAGCGTCTCAGCTCGGGATCATACTGAAAGACATCCACCCAGACTTGCGCATTGTAGCCCTGCCGATTGAAGACATCCTTCACATAGGCATAGCCATCCTTGACAAAGACAAAAGGGCTCGCAATCTCCCGAGCGATGCCATATCGCTTCATATCGCGAACCAGCTTAGTCTCCCGGCTTCGCCAGTTTTCCGGCTCATGGATCAGCTCCACCTCTCCACGCAGCTCCGATCTTAATATGAATCGCCACTCCTTAGCCATAGAGGAAATCGTGTGTGGTCTTTACGACCCGTCCATACTTCTTATTTCGCACGGTAGCCCCTGCCTGATCTACGATGATCTGGGTAGCCTGATTCTTGATATCAGACCTTAGCCCCTGTATTTCGCTTAGCAACCTTCCATCTTCCCGCTTCGATCTTCCTCCTCCCATCAAATCCCCTCGAAGCTTTAAAGGAACCTTATCCATCACGATTCCCATGAGTTTCTCATAGGTCACATTATCATCCTCGATGATCGGCTTCAGCAGATCACGGAAAGCTCTCGTTTTCTTTGCCGGTACGACGGATTCACCACGGCTCAGCATGGCATGAATACTATCTGAAGTCTCGGTTCCAGGGCCTTTTAGATCGAGGATACCTTTCGCAAACTTCGGTAGAGGTTGAGAGATCACAGCAGCTGCCTGGATACCTCCAAGGATCTTTATTGCTGTTGCAAATGGAGGTCCTGCCAAAGGTCCAAAACCGATAGGCGGTGGAGCCAGTGCAGCAGTAGCCGCTTCAGCTGTATTTCTAAAGATATTAAACAGTGTCAATCCGCGCTGCGCTATGGCCTCACGGATTAATCGAGCTCTTTCCTTGGCTCTGAGTGCTTCTTTTTTAGCTTGAAATTCCTCCTCAATCAGGATCTGTTGCTCACGGTCATCACCGGCAATACTGAGTCTGGCTTCTTTTTGCTCCTCAAGCCGCTGAATCTCCATTTCGGTATTCCTGCGACCCATTTCCTCGATATTCATATAGATATCGAGCGTATTGAACATCACCTCGTCACCGAATCCACGCCAAAAAGCAGCCGCCTGCTCGGTTGCATCCTTATTGGCTTCTACCCATCGGTTAGCCGCCTCTATGTTTTTCTTAAAAGCCTCTTCTTGCTTGCTCAGGGCTTTCTCTGTGGTCTCTGCCACATTGCCAAATGGATTGGATCTTGGACCGGCCACAATATCCGAAGCCATCAGCTCGATCAGAGCGATCTCTTCTTTTCGCTTCTCGATCTGGGCATTGATCCGGGCCAGCTCTGCAGGTCCTGATACCTGAGCTCGTTCTTTTTGCAGAGCGGATATTTCATACTCTAGCTTTCCGATTACGCCCAGGGCATCGATGCGGGCTTGTTCTTGAGCTAACTTTTCAGCGGCTTTCTTTGCCGCTTCATCCCGGATGCGTTGCTCTTCTTCAGCTGCTTCAATTGCCGCCTTTCGCTGTCTGCCTTCTTCTTCAAATACCGCTCTGCCTGCGTCGATCCTTCCTTGCTCTGCCTCTGCCATTTTTTGGATGGCTCCAGCAGCTGCTTCCAGCTGGGCACCGTAGGCAGGATCTGCAAAGGCACGGATAGTCTTGAAGAATCCCATGATAGCACCATCATTCTGAGTCATTTGATTGACCGCATCCAGACGCGTGGTCAGTGCTCCCAGGGCATTGTTTGACAAGTCGAGTAATCCGGCGATCAGACCGCTGGAACTATCGCCAATAGTGGCAAAAAGATTGGTGAAATTATCATCCAGGTTGCTGAGCTTACCACCCACCGTCTCAGAGACAGCAGCCATGGAGCCAGACACGCCTTCGACATCACCCAGACTTAAAATATATCCGCGTATGGCTTGCTCGGTGTTTTCCACTTCAGTGGTCACGCCTCGGAAGGTAAACTTCACCTGATCACCTTCTTTCTTGGCGCGGATACCAAATTCTTTCAATCGCTCAAATTCACCCACCTGAGCATCGATAATCGCCTCGGTGAGTTGATCGAAGTCTTTGCCCAGAGAAGCGGCAAGATCTCCTAAGGAAGTCAATTGTTCACGGGTAGGCTTAAAACCCTGATTGACCAACTTCACATAAGAGTCAGTCAATTTGTCTACTTGAAAAGGAGTGTTGGAAGCAAAGTCCTGTAGCATCCGCATCGACACCTGAGCCGCACTTTGCGAACCGAGCGCAGTCTTTAGTACCGCCTCCATACGCTGAAAATTAGCAGTCACATCAACCACTTTGCGGGCAAAATTGACCACCAAAGCAACTGAAAAAGCGGAGGCCATTCCCTTAGCCAGCTGACCCACCTGACCATTCAATCCACCAAAACCTTTCTTGGCTTTATTGGTAGCCTGATCAGCTTTCTTTCCACTATCTTCGATCGATTGATTCATCTCATCGATCTCCTTTTGGCTCATGCCGGCACGCTTGGCAATCTCCTCCAGGTACTTCTTGACAGTGTCGAAGCTCTGGGTATTGACGTCTGCGCGAATTGGGATGTTAGTGGACATCTAGCGTTGTTTTTTGCGTCTCAGCTTCACCTTAGCGGCTAGCCAGTTGTAATAGTCTTCTGTGGTGTAGCGTTTCACTTTCTCGGCCTCTGAGGCTACCCCGTCACAGTAGGCCAGTGTGATTGTCTCAAATTGCTTCAGGTGCTTTTCATGCTCTTTCCTGAAAGAATCCGCTCGTAACTTTCCGCTTTGATCTGACTCGCCTTCAAAGATTCCTGAATGTCTGCCAGTAATGCCTCGCCAGACCCTTTCAAGTGCCTGATGAGGGTGGATAAAAAAAAAGTCTGATTGGGCAGGCTCTTGAAGTACTCCACTTTGCGCTGATTGTAGTCGTGATCAAAGCAACTCACATCCTCCCGATCATCAAAGTAGAGCAGAGCCGACATCCAATAGTATGTTTCTACCGGCGTGACATTCTGAAGGGTATCCCGGAGCATAAACTCATAGGCGTAGAACTTCGCCTTATCTCCCTTTTCAAAAGCATCTTTAAAACCTGCTAAGTACTTCAGTAGAAGCTCCTCATCCACATTCATAGCCAGCTGCTTCACATAGTGCAGATAGTGCACAAAGCGAGCCTCCGGCATATCACCCGGATTCACAAATCGCCAATACCCCGGAAGATCAGGAACCGGCTCGATGAGCTTGCGGTTGACCTGATCCAGGGTAAAGGGTTGGTAGGCTAGTTTGGTAAAGAACTTGGCGAGTCTGGCGGCGATTGTCTTCAGCATAGGATTAGAATTGGATGTTTTCGAGGATCTGTTGAATGATGTCGATCACCCAGCCGGGCAATAGCCCCAGCGTATTTAGGATCGGGAGGATCACCACGAGGGCACCCACGATCTGACCGGTCAGCTCAGTCTTATCGACCTTGCCCTTTTCCCCACCATCGGCAGGATCAGTACTGTTCACGTGGTCTTTGATACCACCGATAAAGGGAATTTCCCGCACGATCCCGCGTAGGAACTTCCCCACTTTTGTTTCTTTGAAAGGCTTTTTCATCTTTTTCGTCATTGCAAGCGGAGCGAAGCAATCTCCTAATTGATAAATTACAAGCGAGGAGACTGCTTCGTCGTACCTCCTCGCAGTGACGCGAACATCGTACATCCGACACCGGACATCTCAATAAGTCCACACCACATTCTGTGGCAGCAATGGATCTATATCTAAATGCACATAGGTCTTCCCTATACCGATTCGGTTAATTCCAAGCCTCAAAGCTTCCCTAACGATGTAATATTTTTCCCGTCCGCTTTTAGCAGCAATATCCACGGCATATCCTCTCAAGTGAGCTGAGTTTGCACTTCCGCCCACTTTTTCATTATGCTCTTTGGTGCGAAAGCCGCTATTGATCTTCAGCGGAAACTGCAAGCGGTCCTGAAGCTGATCCACGATAGACAGCAGCATCTCATTCATGAGTTGCCCGGTATCCGGATCATCAGGCGAGGCAAAGTCGCTAGGCTTGAAATGCTTCATGGCTTCGGAGGTTTGGAACCTGGATTGATATTGTGATGATCCTGCTCGCGCTGCTTGCGGCGTTCATCGAGTTTTTTGAGATAAGCAGTCACTTTGTAGCCAATCAAGGCACCGACTGCGGCGATGGTGCAGGAGGAAATGAGGCGAACCAGTTCGTTGAAGATGATGTCGCTCAGCTCATAGCTGGCGATGAAACTGCCGATCGAGGCTAACGCTGTGCCTACCTTTCCTCCTATATCATTGGTGCTCATCTATCAATGCACGACTCGGGTTCTGCGGATAATATCTGCTATCGGCACCCGGATCTCATCACTCGGAGCGAGACTGGTATCCATCCGTGCACCGGGATCAGCGGAGACTTCAGGTCCTTTCTTGACCTTTTCCGTGTGATCCTTGACCGTATAGGTACCGTCCTTTTGCTTGACTAGCGTCACCCAGTCCATACCCAGGTCTTTGGCCAGCTCGATCAGACCTTTCGTGTCCTCGATGAGTACCAGTGCATCATTGATTTTGGCTACCCATTGCTCAGGAGCTGAGGTTACCAGGGATTTACAGCCCGTGATCGAAAAGGTCACATAGAGGGCTAGAAATAGGGATAGAAATAATTTTTTCATGGCTTTGTTGATTTTTGCGTCATTGCGAGGAGGCACGACGAAGCAATCTCCTCGGTGTATACATGTTGTTAATGAGACTGCCACGCTCCTTCGTCGCTCGCAGTGACGTCTCCTTTTGACGGGTAACCTGGCATAAATGGGGGAAGCCTTAGCCTCCCCCTGGTTGAAAAAAATCAACCGCCAGAATCAAAAAGGTGGGATTAAGATCCCGCAGCTTGCACGATCGCAACTACACCCGCGGTGCGTCGGATTCGTCCGCCAGCTCTAAGCAAGGCAGAGTACACATCTCCATAGTACTCAGGCTTACCCAAGTCCTCAAAGAACTTCACCTCTCCCAAAGCACGCTCCACCGCATTCTGCTGCCACACCAAAGCTGCTGCATTGTCAGTGGTAGCTCCTGCTGCTCCTGGTGCTTTGATCACCGGAGTAGCGGCATTGGTGAATGTCAAGACAGAAGAACGCTCCATGATATTCACCCCGTAGAGCTTCATCACGACTCCTTCTTTCAGATTGAGCTCGCCACCATTGGCACCGTCTCTTTTCTTCAAGTCATCGTCATCCATAAGCTGCGCATACATCTCCGAATCCAGGATACAGTATCTGCCATCCTTCGGGATGTTGTTCTTATTCATATAAGTCACAGCAGCCTTGATATCATCCTTCAAGAGCTTTTTTCTGTTGCCGGTCGCAGAGGTGGTGTGTGCCAATACATCTCCACCAGTGGTTCGGACAATATGGCCAGTCACTTGATCGGTTCCGTTGGAAGCCAAACTGGTAAACCAGTCATACAGCATCCAGTCTCCTACAGTCTCAAATAGCGTCTCGTAGTGCTCAGTGATCACAGACTGTCGCTTGTCATAGGACAGCTCCACAGTATCCGCATCCGGGATCAAGGTAGGATCAGAGGTGTATTCCGCCAGTGCATAGGTTACATCAGAATCAGTCCGCTTCGCGATAGCCGCTGGAAGAGATGTTCTGTTCTTAGTCACACTTGGCTTGGCCCCTGCATTCGGAATGTGTACCACCTTACCGGCAAGCACGTATTGATCACCGTTGAAGGCGTAGTTTAGAAAAGGGTTTGCCTTGAAGAGGTTCGACACGATGGAGTCTTGCCAGATCTCCACCTGGATAGCCATCAAAGGCATTGCTTTAGGCGCATAGTGAGAAAGTGCCAATCCACCGGCGAAGACAGTCCCCGCGGTAGCAACGGCATTCAATCCAAAAGCAGATCCAGCCATGCCAATCAGCAAGGCCATCACGACATTAAACAGCAAGGCTGTTACATTCAGGTTTTTCATGGTATTAGTGGTAGTTAGTTGGTTTAGTTTTGTTTTTTGCCCCTCCCGGCCTCCCCTGGAGGGGAGGAGGAGTCCCCCTTCAGGGGGATTTAGGGGGTAGGATGATTTTTACAGCTTCGGCTCTTTCCCGAATTTCTCCTGAAACTTCTGCTTGAAAAGCTCCACGTTCTCAGACTTCAAAGTCACCAAGAGGCCCTTCTTGTCCAGCTCATCATAGGAAAGTGTCGTGTAGTCCACGCCGCCTTTTCCGCTTTTGCCTGCTTCTTCAGCCATAGACTTGAATCCCTTCTTATTGTCCAGGATAGTCTTCACGGTGTCAAAATTGGACTTGGCCAATTCCACATACTGAGCTCTCTCAGCCGGAGTGATCTTCTTCTCAGCTACAGCTGCATCGACGAGGGCTTCAGCTCGCTCATTCTGATGCTTGAGCTCAATCGACTGAACCTTTTGGTTCAGTGCATCGATGGTCTTGACATGGTTTTCATTGTCAGCCTTTAGCTGGACTACCTTGTCAGCATTCTCATTGGCCTCTTTTACCAGGGTAGAGATTGCCTTGGCAATCTGCTCCTCATTGGCTCCTTCGGCCAGTTGAATTGTCTTGTGGCCAGACAAGGCCAATTGAATCAGTTTCATACTGGTATTTGGTTTGGTTGGAAATAGTGTAGTTGGATCAAAGGTTGAATCCTCTCCAAGTGTGATCACTTGGGTTTTATCACCTTTATGATGTAGTCTGATGGCTACAGCATCAATATCAGCGGGAATATCTACCACAGAGACTTCCTCAAGTACCCATTCAGTGACCGTGGGATATTTTTGCCCTGGTAGCATTACAGCAGGATTTTCAGAAGTGGCAATGACCTCAGCACCAATACTGACAGCATTGAGCATCCCTTTTTCCCATTTCTTCTCAATAGATACTGCAAAATCATCGTCTTGGTCAAACTCAAGCTCACCAACAATTTGCTCACCGGATAGACGTACATCATGCAGCTTTCCGATTGGCATCAGTTTGGGATTATCATAGTTTGGTCTTCGGTGTGCGTATAGGATCACCGGGTTTTTAGCATATTGGCTCAAGTCTCCGCCACTGGTAAGCATTCTAAATCCGTAGCGATTTACTTTGTTGGATGAGACTACTACTGGGTGTTTTTTCATAGGAGTTTTAGAAAAGGTGCCGGTCTTTTCCCGGCTGTCACCAGGACCTCTTTGTCCTGGACTCTCTGGAGTATTGTAGCAGGGGCCGGATTCGAACCGACAAGACTGAGGTTATGAGCCTCGGCGGGTGCCATACCTCCCTGCATGTGTACTCACTTGTGGTGAGCTTGTCGAACACTTGTGGTGAGCTTGTCGAACCAAAAGTGAAGCGGTTTTTTTCCCTTTGCAAGCCCTAAAAAGAAGGGTTACGACAATCATCGTAACCCTTACTAGTTTTTTCGTAATCCTTCTTTTTTCACCTTGTTTTGCCCCATGAATCCCACCACTTTTGAATCAACCAACGGAAATCCCATGCCCAATTCCATCCCTTTGAAAAAGCGAAAAGTACTTGCAGAAGAGTACTTCTTTGCGGGCAAATCACAGATCGAAATTGCCGAACTCCTCGACACACCTGCCAATACCATCAACCGATGGGTAGCGGAAGGTGACTGGAAAAAGCTCCGAGATGCCAAGACCATCACCCGAGACAAGCTGGTGTCTAATATGATCTCTCAGATCGTAGCCATGGAGGATCTGGCCAAGCAAGAAAACCGTATCCTAAATGCCAAGGAGACGGATAGCATCAATAAACTCGCATCCGCTATTGAGAAGCTGGATAAGAAGGTCAATATCTCGGTCTATATCCAGGTCTTCAAAGAGTTTAATGAATACCTGTTAAAGGAGGATTTAGAACTCGCTAAACAGGTGACTCGATTCCAAACAGCATTCATCCACTCCAAGGCATGAAACAGAAGACCCTAACAGTCGCAGAGAAGCGATCCCAGCAGGACTGGCAGGAGCATGTCAAAATGGTCCAATCCTACACCAAGGAGACGGTAGTCCTTACGGAAGGAGAAAAGACCAAACTGATCAAGCGGCTGCAAGATGACTACGAATACTTTGTGGGCTATATTTTTCCCCACTATGCCAAGTCCAAGTGTGCTCCCTATCACCTTTCCTTTGCTGCCAAAGTCAAGAAGCACCGGAATCTAAGAGCCCAGTACCGAGTATTCCGGGGCGGTGCCAAGTCGGTTCATGCAGATATCTTCCTGCCCATGTGGCTGAATATTCAGCCTGAGAAAGGATATAATACCATGGTCCTGGTAGGTGCAAATAATGATGCTGCGGATAATCTCCTCGGTGACTTGCAGGCCGAATACCAGTACAATGCCCGATTCATTCAGCTGTTCGGAGAGCGGTACCAGCTCGGCACTTGGGAAGAGGGGAATTTCACCACTTCAGACGGATGTGCACACTTCGCGCTGGGTATTGGGCAAAAGCCCCGTGGTCTGAGAAAAGGAGCTTTCCGGCCTGATCTCATTGTGATCGATGACGTGGATGATGATCAGATGGTGCAGAATGAAGCACGCGTGGATAAGCTGGTCAACTGGATCATCCGCTCACTCATCCCTACCATGGACAAGGGACAGGGACGCGTCATCCAGGCTAATAACCTCATCCATGAGAAGTCGGTGACAGCCAAGCTGGCGCAAAAGTGGATGGAGTCAAAGGAGAAGATCAAGGAGCTCCAAAAGCGAACCGGCAAAAAGCTTCAAGGCGACAAGCTGGAGTACTACATTCTTGATGTACCAATCCGAGACGCAAATGGTAAGTCCAACTGGCCGGCAAAGTTAAGCGATGATGATATAATTCAGATCGAGATAGACGCAGGGTACGCGGGCTTTGAGTCGGAGTATATGAATAATCCGATCACCGAAGGCAAGCACTTTCTCAAGGAATGGTTTCAATATGACAAGCTCCCACCGGTCTCCTCTCTCCAATACCTGATCGCCTACCTCGATGGAGGTTTCAAAAATAAGATGACTTCTGATTCCAAGGCTTTACTCCTTGTCGGACTAAAAGATAGCAAGTACTATCTGTACAAGGCCTACTGTGGCAGGGCTTCCCGGGTGGAGATGGTGGATTGGCACTATGATCTCTATCGATGGCTTCAGGCTCACAATGCCCAAGCAGCCTGGTATATGGAGGAGGTCTTTCTCCTGGATCTATTGTATGAGGACTTTGGAGCCGGTGCCAAAAAGCACGGTTTCCCGATACCACTATCTGGTGACACTCGAAAGAAGCCGGACAAGGATCTGCGGATCACTTCCCTTCAGGGGATCTTCCAGCGGGGCAATGTGATCTTCAACCGGGCCGAGCAGGAAAGCCACCACATGAAAAATCTGGAAGCCCAGTTCCTGGCATTCGAGCCGCCCAAAAAGACGCTGAAGGATGGACCGGATGCCTTTGAGGGTGCAGTGCATTTGCTGAATGGCATGGTGGTCAGTTCCCAGCCGCCTATCATCGGTCGCATAGAAGACAGTCGTAACCGATCCTGGAGAATGTAGCTATGAAAGATCCATGGATTCCAGACAATAGCAAGCATAAGGTATCATTCAAGCTACCCCTTCGCAAAACAGCCCTAAAGGAGCTCTGGCAAAAAATCAAAAAGGCTGTGGAGTCAATCACCAGCTCGTAAATCGTACCTCCTAAACCGTAATCAAAATGTTCCTACATCCCCAAGACTACAAGCCATACATTCGAGCAGAGATCAAAGAAGACATTCTTCTCGATCAGACCGAGATCATCAGACAGGTCGAGCAGGCTGCACAAGCCCAGATGGAGTCCTATCTATCCGGTCGATACGATACCAGTAAGATCTTCATCCCGGTCCTGACCTGGAATGATGAGACTAATTACAGCGCAGGAGCCTACGTCTATGCCGAAAATGAAGCAGGCACCGGACTAGTCTTCAAAGCAAGCGTCAATGTCACTGCCGGCAGCGGCAACCCATGGGACAATATCGAAGACCCTACACCTGCTAATATTGTCTGGGAGATCGAAGATCCCCGCAATCCGGTGATAGTCCTCAAGATGATCTATATGACCTTGTACCACGGACACAAGGCCCTGCCAGGCAACCGCATTCCTCAACTGCGAATCGATGATTATTCAGACGCAATCCGCTGGCTCGAAAAGATCGCAGAGGGCAAAATCAATCCCATCCTGCCAGAGGCTGTAGTGGAAGGGGAAGGCATAGCCTCCTGGGGATCGGAAACCCGCCGCAATACCCGGTGGTAACGTCATCGCGAACGCACTCGCCCCGGTTCGTGTCTTCACGAACCTGAATACAAAAGATATCAGCTCGTTTAACGGGTGTTTAAAACCCCTAGCAGACGAGATCATATAAAAACAGTACCATAACTCATTTTAACATGGCAAAAGACAAATACGGCTGGAAAATCACCCGAAAGGTAGAACCCGGCTATCGGGAGGTCAAAGTCATCGATCAGAAGATCATGATAGGTCAGGTCAACCGCGGACCGGCAGATATGACCAAGTACCGATCATCCCTGGCATCGGCTGAATCCATCCACAACCCAAACCGACGGGCTTACTATGATCTGGCAGAGAATGTACTCACAGATGGTATCCTTTCCGCGGTGATCGATAAGCGTATCCGGGCCGTGACGGTATCTCCTCCGAGTCTGGAAGGTACTGAGGACGAAAAACTCATTCAGCTCTTCAAAGCTCCCTGGATGCATGACCTACTCCGGTACATGATGGAGGCGAAGTTTTGGGGACATTCACTGGTAGAACTGGAATACAATCCCAAAGCCATCGAAGATCCAGAGCTAGAGCAGCTTTTTAAAGTGAAGCTCGTGCCTCGCAAAAACGTATCCCCTGAGTTTGGGATGATCACCGAGATGGCAGGCAATACCGCCGGAGGTACTTACTACCGCGAGGAGCCGTATATCAATTACCTGGTAGAGATCGGAAAGGAGCGGGATCTGGGTATGATGATGAATCTCATCCCTTACGTACTTTTCAAGCGAAATAACTGGTCCGACTTTGCGCAGTTCAATGAACTATTTGGTATGCCGATGCGAGTCTATGAATATGACCCACATCAGACCGATAGCCGCAAGACCATCGAGGATGCGGCCAAGAAGGCTGGTGCTGCTTCCTATGTCGTAGTACCAAAGGGTACAATGGTCAATCATATCTCTACCAGCACCTCAGCAGGTTCGGGAGGATTCAAGGACTTCAACTCCATCATGAATCAGGAGCTAACCATCACCGTCCTTGGTCAGACATTGACCACCGGTGCGGACGGCAAAGGTAGCTATGCCCTGGGAGATGTCCACAAGGACGTAGAGGAAGCGATCAACCTGGAGGATAAAGTCTGGATCGAATACCAGATGAACTGGGTCGTGAAGCCGCTTCTGATCAAAACCTTTGGATTGAGTCAGCTGCGAGGTACCACCTGGAAGTTTGACGATACCATCAAGCTCACACCTAAGGAGAAGATGGAGATCTTTGTAGGCATGCTCAATGCCGGAGTGCCGATGAAACTGGAGTATATTTATGAGGAACTGAATATGCCAGTGCCAGATGAATCAGATATGGAACTCTGGAAAAAACTTAAAGAAGCGATGCAAAGCGTCATTGCGAGCGGAGCGAAGCAATCTCCTGAAGAGGAAGAGATTGCCACGCCTCCTTCCTCGGCTCGCAATGACGAAAACGGCCAGCCAAAAAAGGAAATGGCCCTGATGCTGACTGAGTACGGATTTGACGTCATTGCGAGCGGAGAGAAGCAATCTCCCCGTGACGTGAAGCTATCCTACGAAGACGACATCAGGGCTGAGATCGACCGCATCATTGCCGCTATCCATGCCGGCACCATGCAACGTGGCGAGATTCCTGCCAGATTGGTAGAACTGATCTTTCAGCAGCTAAATGAGGCTGTAACATCGGGTTATGGCTCCATCACACAGGCAGCTGATCAGGACATGATCCGGGCTTTGCGCAGCAATACCTTCAGCTTTGCCGCTGCGAAGGAGTTCAACTTTATCCGCGATGCCTTTGACAATCTAGTCGATACGGATGGCAATGTGAAGACCTTCCAAGTATTCCGGGATGAAGTGCTCAGCCTGCATGAGCAGTATAATATCAACTGGCTGAAGGCTGAATACAATGCCGCCGTCGGTAATGCACAGATGGCCAGCAAGTGGACTGAGCTCACAGCCAATGCTACAGAAGGCAGACTGCTGAAGTTCCGCGCCGTGCTCGATGACCGATCCAGGCATAAGAAGTATCATAATGTGATCCTTCCCATCGATCATCCAGCCTGGGACTACATGATGCCTTTGCTGGACTGGAACTGCCGCTGTACGGTCAATCCAGTCCGAGGACAGGAGCAGACAGCCGCGGACAAGGTTCCTACTGCTGATGGCATCAAGCCAGCTTTCCGATTCAACCCCGGTAAGACCAAGCAAGTATTCAGCAAAACCCATCCGTACTGGACTTCCCTTTCTCCAAACGAAAAGGAAAACGCAGCCAATAATTTTGGCCTAACTGCTCCAAAAAGTTAACCACATAGGCACATAGCTATGTTTTCTATGTGCCTATGTGGTTTAAAATACTCTCCGTGCCCTCTGTGGTAAAAGAATATGCCAGAAATAAAGATCGTCATCCAACGCTACAACGCCTTTCTCAAAGGCCTGCCTCAGCTGATCGCGGATGTGCTGATTGACTGGGTATTGGATAACTTTGACAAGCAGAGCTTTGACGGGAGAGCCTGGCCAGATCGCAAGGACCGGGATAGCAGCAGATCACTGCTGGTGAAAACCGGTCGCGGTCGTAGATCCATCCGGGTATCGAGACAGACAGCCAAGCGGATCGAGGTCACCACCGATCTACAGTATATGATCGCGCACAATGAAGGAGCAGAGATCACCATGACCATCACACCACGGATGCGGCGTTTCTTCTGGGCGATGCACTACAAGTTTGAAGCGGATGGAGACGGAAACCTGATCATCCCGGAGGATCAAGTCAAATGGAAATGGCTGGCACTGAAGAAAGGAAATAGCATCCGGTTCACCATGCCTCAGCGTCAATTCATCGGCCCATCCGATGAGATCGACCGCCGATTGGTGGAAGTGATCGGAAGAGAACTGAATCGAGTCTTTAACTAGACCGTCACTGCGAGGAGGTACGACGAAGCAGTCTCCTCGCTTGTAATTTATCACTTAGGAGATTGCTTCGCTCCGCTCGCAATGACGAAACACCATGAGCTTTACGACACTACTCAACCTTATCAAAACCAGAATAGACGGCTCTGCCGACTTCTGGACAGAGAAGAACTTACCAGCCATCACCGAAGTGATCCCCTGGGAAGGTGGGCTTAACTATGACGAGGAGCGGGATGATCCGCAGCCTCCGAGGCCTTATATCGCGCTGGATTTTGGAGACCTGCCACGGGAATATACCGAGGGATTCAAGGAAGGGACCATGGACTTTGATCTCGTGGTGGTGGTGGACAATTTCCACACCGGCAGAAGCCGCAGCCGTGACCGGGCAGACTATTTGGAGGTGCTGAGCTATGCTGATGCCGTGGAGCAACTCTTTGAAGGATGGGAGCAGATCCGCGTGACTACATTCCGCAAGCCAGTCTATCAGGGCAATCTCTGTATCCATCGACTGGCCTGTACGAGAAGATTTAGGGACACCCGCAACCGTGCCCCTTGGACTGTGACAGTGTGATTTTTAGTGATTAAGGCAAACAAAAAACCCCGAAGCAGGTGCCTCGGGGCTTTTTTATGGTTTATTTCCGGAGATTTAATTCACACCACTCTGGTTTATCTATTATGAGATTTTTTTCACTCATTAGAAATTTATTTGATAGTCTACACACGTAACCATATAGCCATTTTTCATGCTGACAGTATTTACATTTTTTACAATCATCGATAACTCCAGATGACACAGTGTTAGCGTTATTGCTTTTTTGGCTTGAATTTAAAGTTTTATTCATATCCGGTTTTCTATCGTAATCAATCGATTCGTATAGTCTGGTGTTCGGGTTCCAAGTTCTTCCGTTAGCCATCTTCGTAAGGTTTTTTCTTAACAAAATTCTCTCCTCTGATCGTGTATTCCGGTCTGGTGAAAGCCATTGGATCTTTTAAGGTAAGTACCACACAAGGCTCATAACCTTCTCGAATTTCGATTCCCATTAATTGAGGAGGATCTAATCTTGAAATTATTCCGATTGATCGAGAGTAGTGTTTTGCTAGGCTTTCGATAAAGAATCCAGGCATATACCAGACAAGCTCGGACTGATGCCAGCGTTTGTTTTTGACTATCCATAGATTTCTTACCTGCTCGACAGAATCGAGAATTTCATTAGTCAACAACTCATATACTTCCATTTTACTCATAACTTCCTCCTGCCTTAATAACCCGCTTGATCTCGCCTGACTTAAGGCCTTTGTCGACTTCGACCAGGTAAGTGACTTTGCTGTACTCGACGGTGGCGAAGTACATATCTTGCTTCTTATTGTATCGGATCTCAGCGATGGTGAGTGTCTCATAGTTGGCACCGTAGCCAAGTGGCACGGGAGTCATGCCGATGCCGCCGTAGATGTGTCTGAATCCCTCGGGAGCCAGTCCCTCATGCAGCTCGATCTGATCTCCTGCCTGTAGCATGATCCCCGGCGCGACCTCTGCCGGTCCTTCGTGTAGCTTGCCGGCAAGCTTGATCCAATTCTGAGCCGAAGCCATGGACAGGCTGGCAATCAGGAAGAAAAGTAATAAAGTGATCTTTTTCATGGTGTGTTTGTTTAATGTGCGTAGAACCTTTTACGAATCTAATTAACAGATGTTTAAAAGCCAAAAAACGATCGCTAACTGTCGCTATGCGTCCATGCCTACGGCACAGCGCATAGCTTTGAGTTACCTGCCATTTAAGGCAACGGTAATTCTCCACTTGCCCAGCACGGCTTTTTAGTTTCTACACCTGAATAACCGCTTTCGTAAGGAACACCGTAATAATCCCTTGAAGCATACGAGCGTTTATAGCCGTGCCTCCTGTACCTACCATCTTTGGTGAGTTTTACCTCTCTACCACATACGTGACAAAAAACGGCAGGTAACACAGGCTCATAAGCAATAGCGGTATTCGTGTCACCTGAAAGTCCATGCTGTTTGTTATCATTTTTCATACCTGAAAGTTTGTCTTTTTAATCCGCTACTGCTCATAGCCTCGTCACGTTACTCGATCATTGTCTCCTCTCAAGGATAAAGCCTCTCCAGATTGATGCCGTTTTCTTCCATGGCTTGCATAAGGATAATATGCGCATAATTCATTCCTGAGACCTCAAATCCTGTTAGGGATTGGCCTGTATCGCGAATGCTTTCATATTGAATGGTTTCCCTTATTTCTTTTGATGCATGATACAAAGCAGATAATGCCGACTTGGCAGCCATCACTTGTTTGTACTCTAAGTCCTGCTCTGGATCACTGGTGTCAAATTCGATAGTGATTTTCATAAGTTTTTTGTTTTGATAAATGATACTTTCCACTAAAAAAAGAACCTCAGACCACTGGCCCAAGGCTCTCTGATCATGAAACCAATCGACCTAGTTTTTGTCCCAAGTGTGCCGAACCTTGGTATGGTCCTTCACCTTTTTCTTTTTCTCCTTGTCCATCTTCTTATTTTGCTCCTTCCAGCCTTTGAATTCCCGGTCGGAATGCTCACGGGCATATCGCTGTGATGGTGATAGACTGCCGCAGCTCGATACGAGCAGCAGCATGAGGATTGCGAGTACTTTTAGCGTGTTTTTCATGGTGTGTTTGTTTTAGATGTTGGATGTTTGATGTCCGATGTCCGGTGTTTATTAAGATGGTTTTTGAGATTGAGCTTTGATGGCTGTCACATAGTCACCACAGCTTAGTTTTGGATTGTCAGGTATATTGGCCTCGTAGAAGTCAATCATTCGCTCCAGCTCAGCGTGTAGCATGTTGATGACATGGGCTAGCTCCAGCTCTCCGGAAAGCTTCAGCGCGGTACTGTAGGTCTTAGCATCCATCTGAAGCAAGTCGATCGAGCCGACTGTCTTGATCTTCTTCAGTGCCTGCTCCTGTTTTTTGGTTAGTTTTTTCTTTTCTGACATGATAGGTGTTTTTTGTCGGATGTCCGATGCTGGATGTCCGGTGTTAGTCTTTAAGGAAGTATGTATAAATCACCTCTTGAATAGCTTGATTAAGCCTATGCAGGAAGTTTTTTAACTTTTTCATTTAGATTTCATTTACTTACTGAGGAGACTGCTTCACCCTTCGGGATTCGCAGTGACGGTCCACTGTTTACTACTTACTGTTTACTATCCACTATTCACTAATTCTTCCAGGTCTCCTGATTCAGGTAAGTATCGGGGTACTTCTTGGTCAGGGTAGGATTCTGGCGCAGGTAGCTATTGTAGGTATCGATGAAGGCATAGGCGGCTACCTGCTCAGACTGCGGGAGTAGATCCCACATCTTCTGGGCGCGCTTCTTATTGCCGAGTGTATTGGCGTATTTCTTCCAAAACATCTCAAAGGTGATCACCTCAGGCATAAAGGTGATGCGGCTTTTCTTGCCTTCGAATAGCTTGGCGGTATGCTGTACGAGCATTTCCTCATTGCCGGGCATGTGTCGCAGCAGCCAGTTGTAATGGCCCGCCTCGATGATGCCCTCATATTCGATCTCGAAGGCTTTGAGCTGCTTGGTCTTGCGGTCAAATCCATAGTACACCGTCCAGGGAGCGGTGCCGATTTTGACTTGATAGGTGAGTAATTGCTGTTTCATGGTTTTGGGAAAAAGGTTCTGTAGATCAAACTTGGATTCTCGATAGGGTCCGGGAGGTCTGACTCTGCGAGGATCTTGTCCACCATGTGCTCACCGATGTGGTAATTGGCGGCAATGATATCCATGCAATAGCCTCGCTCGCGTCGCTCGGTGTAGCGCAGGTAGCGGTAGATCTCCCGGATCTCCTGGTTTCTGATGTCAAGGTTTCTTTTCTTCTTTCGTTTTGGCGTCACGGCTGCTGGTGATTTTCGTGATCTGGGAGACGAGGTCTACCAGTTCTTTGTAGGTATGCTTATTCAGCCACTTGGGCTTGTATAGGCCGTAGGTATTCACCCACTGGTAGATCTTTTGCATATCCGGCACGTAGCGCATTTGGACAGAGCTCCAGGTGCCGAATACCGCCGGCTTCCAGGACATCAGCAGCGCAATGACCTTGCGCCGCATGTCCTGCTTGGCTTCGCCGCGCTCATTCAGCGGTCTGCTCGGGCTCATGAGCTGGTAGTTTTTTGCCCAGGATCACCCGGGCTGTCCTACGCCGGATCTTGTAGAGCATGATCGATCCGCATCTAGTCCTGACCATATAGCCGGGAAGCACGACATCATTCCCGATCACGGCAAAGTCCGCTGTACGCTTGCCTCCTCTAACTCGGATGGTCACTGTCTTTGGCTCTAGCTTGTCCTCCTGAAGGGCTTTGTCCGCTGCTGGGTCAAACTGGCAGGTGATCAGCCTCAGCCTTTCACTCACTGCCAGATCAAAGGCCTCAGCAGTCACTTGTATGGTCAAATCTGTCATGACTCAAATCGGTTAAGCTCAGACTTCTTGTCTCTGCCGGTGGATTTGATTCCGGATGTGATCAGCGCAAAGAGCCGGAAACCCTCTTGATCGGTATAATCCCGGGCCGCCTGAATGCGTGCGGACTGCTCGTCCCAGTCGAGACTCTTGAATACCTCCCGCACCAGGGAGCGCGAACTGAAAGCGATGGACTTGGATGTCTGGCTCGTCCGGGTCTCGAATCCTTTGTGCTTGCAGATATACCAGTCTTTCTTATTTGTCTCATCCTGAAGGAGGATAACCTGATCTCCGGGCTTCAGTCCCATCACCTGAGCCAGTGCTCGATTGATGCTGATCAGACCGGTGGAGAGATTGAGTGAAAGGGATGGGATCAGGTTCTTTTTGCCTGACTGATGATTTTCGGGTGTGTGCTTGATGAGTTTCATAGCGATGTGAAGTTGAGTGAAATATTCTGCCACTTACCCTGCTCGTCTTTGACCTTGATCTCGTAGCCATAGCCGCGCAGGTTGACCTGGAAGGACTCTTCCAGTAGATTCAGACCCTCCGTCCATCGTGGATCTGCAAAGGCATTGCGATGCTTCAGCAACTGGAATACTTTGGCATACTCCAGGTCACCTTTTTCATTGCGTGAAAGAAATCCCATCAGGATCTCAAATAGATCCCGGTCGCGCTTCTTGGCGGTCTCTTCCAGGAACTCTTTCAGCATGGCCACGGCCTTGGTACCTCGCTCATCCCAGAATGGCTCGGTGTCGCGTGTCCGGGTGACGCGCATCATTCCATCGCTGGAAGTGATGGAAAATCCTCCCTTGCTATTGCTGCGAATCTCACCGTATTCGGTAAGGGCTTCGTGCTGGGATTCCATGGTCAGGCTAATAGACCTTTTAAAGTCTGTAAGCTTTTCATTAAGACCTCTAGCCAGCTTGACGATGTTATTGATGTTTCTATCGCGCTCGCGCTCATACTTGGACTTGGCCTTTTCCTTTTCCTTCAGGACTTTGGCCTGCTTCGCCTGAAGCTGTGCCTGAAGGGCTTCTACTTGCTCGGGAGTGAGCTGATCGATGTTGATAGTTTCTGTCATAATTAGAGTTTGTTTAAGAATTGATGTATGAATATGGATACACAGAGTGTCGTAGCTTGGAGGTCTCCGTGATGACGTACTTCGAGCCGCTGATCCCCGTCCATACTGACCGTGGCATCGATGTACTGTTTGTTCACGAAGTTGCAGGCGATTTCAAACCTGATCCCTCGATGCGTAATCAGAATAGAATTTTCATTGCTATTCCGAACCTTGCGCTTTCCGTATAGACTGATGAGTTTGCTCCAGATCGCATCCATGAGATCCATCCAGTCATTGAATAGCTCTCGGGTCAGTCCGAGCTCGTGCAGCTCTTCCGGTGTCATAAAGGGTCGCTTCATCGGTTTCATCGGTTTCTGTCGGCTTGGCGTTTGATTCGATGCAGGGCTTTGCGATGCTCCGCTCCGAGGATCTGATCCGCTTTCTTTCTTCCCTGTCTCAGTCCCAGCTGATAGGACACAAAGAGCATGAGGAAGAAAATAGCGATCACGAGTAGGCTATTGAGTAGGTCCATGATCTCAGTCTTTAGGTTCGCGATACTTGGTGCCTGGATAGCCTTTGTCTCGGGTCAGATATCCAACCAGAAATGCGGCGGCAAAGAATATGAGTGTTAGTGCTAAATGGTTCATGATTGCTTGTTTATAGGGTTTTTAATCCCGATAGCTATCGGGACTTTTTACTACTTACTTTTTACTACTTACTTTTTGTTACTCACCACGCTCTTGATATACTGATGAAAGCTCTGGCGAAGGACTTGCTGATTGCCTCTGACATAGCAGGGATTGTGATACTCCTGCCAGACGCAGGCGAGGTGACGCTCCGATCTGGCCACGGTCCAGCCATCCTGTGCCGGTAGGCGAACGAGGATCTGACCGTTTTTCTCCAAAGAGACCGAATCCATGAAGCCCATGTCTATGATCTCCCAGTGCTTCATCCACCAAGTCCAGAAGGAAGGCTGTAGCGGTAGCATCTCCATGCCGTGGCGATCGGGTTCCAGTACCTTCTCCAGCCAGATATAAGCCGAGTCAAAGCAGAGCTGAAACTGATCTGCTGTCGAGATGCCGGTATAAGCCTCAATGAGCTGACAGATATCCGGGGCGGTGTTATTTGCTGATTTCATAGAGCAGAAGGTCTTTCTTGTTTGACTGCATGCTTCTTCTATAGATCTGAAGACTGGTGGTCTCTTCGACTAGCTTCACGTAGTACAGATTTTCCATGCTGTAGGCATTGGTTTTAGGATAGTACTTGATGAATGTTTCCAGCTTGGAGAGGCAATCACCGATGAGGCTTTCTTCTTGACAGAGCTTTTCCACCTTCCAATTCAGACCATAGGCCATGTTTGATCTGGAAGGGTTCTTTTTGACTTTTTTCAGTTGTAGTGCCATTGTCTCGTATTTCGTATTTCGTACTTCGTATTTCGTACTTCGTATTTCAGAACAGGCTTGCTTGTGCGCTCATCCGGCCTTTCTTGATTCCTTCTTCCCAGATCACGAAGTCCTTTCCTCCTCCGAATCTGCCCCGTACTTTAGCCTTGTAATTGGCCACATGTGCGACGATATCTACCATGTATTCGATGTCTTTTGCAAACTTGCCCGCTGGCTTTCCTGCCTGCTCCCAGCAGATCAGTATGAAGCACTTGTGCGGAAATCGAGTAATAAGCTGCTTCCACTGATGCGAGGTGAGATTCATATAGTCTCGGCTGTCGAGAATGATAAATTTGCCGCGATTGGTACCGGATAGGTACTCTACCAGCTGCTTGAAGTAGTAGCCGGTGCCCAGCATAAAGCGACCGTCTCCTATCTCCTGCATATCCGTGCGGATCATGACATCCTGGATAGACTTGGAGTCTCCCTCCTCGATGCTGTTGTAGAATACCTTCCCGAATCTGGTGAGGTACTTGGCAAACTGCATCATGAAGGAGGTCTTGCCATTCTTCGGGTGTCCATAGACCAGCATGGTGAAAGGATCTGAAGGCCTGCCGAATGTCTCTGCCCACTTTCCTGCAAAGTCGAGCTCGCGGTATTGCTTGCTGAGGATGGTGCTGATTCCGATCGTTCTAGGCATAGCTGATTACTTTTTGGTCCAGTTCGAGCATGACTCCTACGAGTAGGCCTCTGATATCATCCGGGGCACGGTGGTACATTTCCTTCAGGATCACGGCCTCTTCCATCTTTAGTGTGATGGATTGCTCTTTTCCTTCTGCATAGAATGCGATCAGATAGCGGTCTTTGATACGCTGTGTGACCAGATTCCAAACCCGGAAAGCGGGTGTCATTTGGCTATTGCGCTGATAGTCTGGCAGCCAGTCCAGAAAGGTGAGGAAGTCCTCAAACTGTTTCCAGCTAAGTTTGATCTTCAGGTCTCCTTTGGCGGTGTATTTGACGGTCGATTTGCTCATGATTATTTGATGTCTAGTTGCTCACGGATAGATGATGCGATCACCCGGTATTTGGTCTGCTGCTGTAGCATTTCTGACAGGAGAAGGAGATCGATGAAAGGTTGCTGCATCTCCTGATCCAGCTCCTTGATTCTACTCTCTGTCAGCTCCATGATCATAAAGAGTCGCTCTGTGGACTCTATGATGATATATCGGCACTGTGTCCGCTCCTCTTCGAGCTTTGCCAGGCTGTCTGTGCATTGGATCTGCTTGATCTCCTCGGTGATTTCTTTGAGTCTGAGGATGGCAAGCTTCTTTGACTCGATGAGTTTTCCATAGGCCGACGGATCTGCCGTACCAGGCATTTCAGCAAGTAGGCTTGCAATCGAGATAGGTCTGCTATCTGCTGCGCCGTCCGCTTTTTCTTTTGCCATTCTGAAGGTGTTGGATTCCATTTCTTTCGGTTTTGACGGTCATTTAGTCGCTTGATCCTCGCTACTAAGTAGTCCACTGAATTTGTCATCTGCTTCCTTCATTAGTTTTTCTGCTACTCGCTCCTCGTCACCTGAGCCATTGCCCAGTCTGTAGACTCCTCTGATGTCATTCAGAATCGTCTGCCGGATGGCTGCTCGATAGATCTCAAGGAAGTCTTTGACCATGCGTGTGGTGTAGATTCCCTGATTCTTTAGCATGCCTGCTTCTGCATCCTGGATGGCTGCTTCGTAGCCCTCTTGGATGCCTTCCTGCCGCTCTGTGAGCGGATCTTCACTGATTAGTTTTTGCGCTTGTGTCATGGTGTGTTTGTTTTGATTGTAGATTGATGACTGCTTGACGTATCCAAGGCGGTAGTGTCTTGGCTTGGTACCTTCCGAATTGGTCTGTACCAAATTCGACTCCACAGGATCTGAGTAGATTGATGCGGCGGTAAAATGCTCGCTGTGACATGGCTAATTGATGCATGATCTTCAGCTTACCTGTTGGCTGTGAGTAGGTCATTGAGAGAATCTTGAGTGACTCGACAAAGATGACCTTGGAGTTAACACCTTCTAGATTGCCCATTCTTCGAGTTGGAATAGTTGCTTCACATAGTCCTCAGATACTTCTTTCCCTTTCGAGATCAGGACATCATGGATATCCTTCACATACTCATTCAGCATGGCCCAGTCGAATACATGTCTAGCCAGTAGATTGGTCACTTTGCGATCGGTGATATCATGCTCCTTGCAGGCTTCTTCAATGTCCTTTTTGGAGAGAGCTTTTAGGATCAGTTTATTGGATCGAAGGCGGCGCAGGATTTGAGGCATGAGCTTCTTGCCTTTGGCAGCGGCTAGCTCCAGCTCCCGGAGGATACCCATACCTGAGATGATCAGGCCGCACTTGCCATAGGTAGCGTCTTCGATGTCCTTGATCACCCGCCACATATCAGGAGACACGCTTTCCATCTCGTCGATGATGATTAAGTATCCTGGTTGAATGACTTTGCGTGCAATAGCGTCTAGGCGGTGCATTAATGACTTAGATTCCGGTCGGATATGCAGGCTGGAGATGATCTTTTCTACCAGATCCTTTCCCTTCATCAGACTGGTGGCCTTGATGTATAGGACGTTTCGGTTTTCTCGGGCATAAGCCTCCAGTGCGTAGGTCTTACCGGCTCCGCTGTCCTTGCTGTCGATGATGCCACGGCGATGCTTGGCCTGCGCATAGCGGCAGAGCTGATGCACGCGGGCATAGTTGCTGTTGGAGAAGTGTACTTCCCTCTCAAACTTCAACCCAAGTGCCTCGGCTACCTTGTAATAGTACTGATCATCGATAGCGATGTCCTTGTTGCTGTCCTTGGAGGTGCGATAGCTTTCTCGACCGTCACGGATGGCCATCAGGATGATGGGTGCCACGCCGGAGAGCTTGGAGAGCTTGTTTTGCGAATTGTCCCCTGAAGTGTCAGCGATATATTCGATGACCGCCTCAGTGACCTTGTTTTTCTGTGATTGGTTCATAGCTTTGTATTGGTGTGTTTGTTTTAGATGTCGGTTTACCGATGTTTGATTCAAACCGGGGGCGGGCCGGCGGGCCTGCCCTTTTTTATTTTTCTGAAAGTTCTTTTTGCTTTTGATTTAGGGCGTCTATTGTATTTTTTAAGGAATCAATGACTATCTGTAGACCTTTGACTTTGGTATGAGCCAATTCATCTAATTCAGTCACTGTATGGAATCTTAGATTACCCTCAGACTCTTCAGTAACTTCGATTCTGATTTCGGCTAGTATTAATTTTTCTTGTGACATGTTGTGAGTATTTAGAGATTATGAATTCCGTTTTTGAGTTGCTTAGCCAGCTGATTGAGCCGGGTGTATTTGGCGCGGTAGTCTTCGCGGATCGGGTCCATTTCGGTTTTGAATTCAGACTCCCGGGCTTCGATTTTGGCTTTCAGCTTTCGGCACTGCTTCAGTAGCTTACCGGCTTCCTTTTCGATTTCTTGTTGATTCATAGTGTGAGGGTCAGTTTATCGGTGATTTTTACTTTCATTTTGAAAAACTTCTTGATCCCGTCTCGAAAGCGTTCCCCTTGGTATCTTGAGTCAAGGGTGTAAAATCCATGCAGCTCAATATTTCCCATGACTTCGTGGCAATAGGCGGCGAAATATCTATCCGGGGAGATCGGCATGGCTTTGATTGTGCGTCGTCTTTCTGCTGATGTCATAATTAGTCTAAGCAAGGAGTATCGATAATGCATTCCACTCCTTTATCATTATAAATTGAGATAGATTGCTCACAGTAAAGGGCTGATTTTCTAGCGCTAGATTTTGCAGCTGATATTGATCCAAAGAATAGGACCTTACCAGACCATGGATGTTGAAAATAGTATTTCATAGCTCGTATCGATTAATGGTTTCTGATTCCTTTTTTGGCTCTACTTCATCTTTGATCTCCGGTTCGGCTAGTTCCTGCCGGCTATTGACCAAGGCCTCAGCTCTGGCGATCTTCACGCGGTCGATATGGTCTTTCATACCGAATAGGCGCGGGTTGATGATGTCTGATTCGGTGATTCCGATGGCTTTTACCTCCTGTTTAATGTCCTCTAATCGGCTTTTTACCAGTTGCTTTTGAGCCTTTTTGGCCTGCTGCTTGGCGGCCAGTCGCTTGCCTTCGCCTTCGACACGGTCAGCTGTAGCGGCATGAATGACTTCTTTGCGCTCGGCCTTGATGCGATTGCCCTGGTCATCGCATACCGGACGGCCATTTTGATAGAGATAGGCGTGATCAGAGGAGTTAGGCTCGATCTTGAGGGTAAATTCCTGACCGATATACCGGGCATTGAACTCCGGGTCCACGATGTCAAATTCGAGATTGAGATCCTCACCGGTCAGTGGGGACTTGCGCTGAATTCGGAAGCCATTATTGGTGTACTGATACACTGTAGGCTGGTAGACAGTGCGCATCTTGCGGCTGGTGCCGGCGTGTGTGTCCGGCACCTGTACCGCCTTGGCGGGTGTCCAGTAGAATGCCTCGATATCCATCGTAGGCGTGAGCTCCCGCTGTCTGTCGAGTGTCTTCAGGAAGCTATCCCTGAATTTCTCGATGGGTGATCGACGCAACTCCTCAGCTACTCCCTCATTTTTCCAAGAGCGGTCATGATTCCAGTTTTGGACATCATCCTGAAGCTCCCGGAGGGTTTCTTCCAGGGTGGGAAGATCTTTGGATCTGACTAGCTTTTGCAGTTCCTCTTCATTGACCTGGTTATTCTTATCCGTGCTCATCATGGAGCCGGTAAATCCTTTGTGATACTTGAGCCAGCGGCTGTTGAAGTGCCGGTTGAACGGCTCGACGCGCTTGGCTTTGGCATTGCCCACACTTGCCCGCATGTCGATAGTACCCATGACTTCGTAGGCATTTTTGACTACGTAGGAGGAGTTTGGGGCCGAGTTATCAGACAGTACTTCCAGGGGAATGTATGCTTTGTCTGCAATGCCGGCGAATAGTGCGGCGTTTTGGCAGGATGCTCTCAGAGCTTGCAGTACCTGACCGCTATTTTCACCTTTTAGCGAGATACCTACACCGAGAATGCACCAGGAATATTCATCCAGGACAAAGTACACGTGAACTCGCTGGAATACACTATTATGATCCATATAGTATCGATGGAGTGGTGTACCATCGATCACTACTTTAGCAAAAGCAAAGCTCGCAGCGAGTGTCTTGGTGTTTGGCTCGTAGGTATTCTTATATACTTTCCCTCCAAATCGAGATAGGAACCATACTTGTTTATTAGCTGGGTCCTGTAGTACATTATGCAAGGTCTGAGCGGTGACAAAACACTTTTCATTCCAGCCCTCTTTACCTTTGCTATCGATGTACTCTTGATATTTCTTCTTGGCGATGTTTGTATATATAAGATGCGTGTCTTCTACACTATATTTCTTGGGGTCAGCATATATATTTAATATGACTGCACGCATCTCTTTAGCCTGCTGATCATCGCTCTTTATTTTGGCTGCATTCTTCTTGCCATACTGCTTTGAGACCAGACTATTGAGAGCCTTTTTTCGGGCTTGCTCAGTGGGGTTTTTGAAGTAAGCCTTGAAGGGGGAAAGCTTGCGCTTGAATCTATCCAGGTTAGTGATCTGCCAGACACTCAGCTTCTCCTGGAGCATCAGTTGCATGATCGTTTGGTACAAAGGATCTACTCCATCATATCCAAGCGAGCGGGCAAAGGTCAGTGTAGCCGGTGCCACAAAGTCCAGGTAGGAAACCGTGGTCTGGTACTCCGAAGCCTTCGGGTGTGCATGAGGGATGTCCAGGTAGAAAGCCCTTGCATCCGGGTCCTTCTTAATCATGTCTTTGATGACGTGACTGGAGATGAGATCAGCTTTGCCAGGCATGGCCTTCTCGATGCGGGTTGACTCCGGGATAGAGTCGTAGGAGACCAGGGAGATGCTATTGTCATCTGGATCAAGCATGTTCGCATAAGACTTTCTCTGACCCTTTCTATACTCCTTTGTTGCGGTGTATAAAAAGGTCTTTGAAAAGCCCATGCTTTCCATTTCACTGATTGACAGATATAGATTACCGTTGATCATCTTCATGCTGATTCAATCAATTGTTCAAAGCCTGATCGATCTTGTTTTCCAAGGCAGCTTTTCGGGCCTTGGCTTCTTCCAGGATTTCGATTGCCTTATCTAGCACCTCCTCATTTTCCCATCTACCGGCAAAGACCTTTTCAACACTATGCCTGGTAAGTCCAAGCTCCTTGGCAATACGAGTAAGGGCCCCATGCGGAAGAGAAGCTTTTAGGGCTCCTAGCTTGATCCGGTCTACTTTGGTTGGCTCGATCATTTTTATGTACAT